CACCGAGATCTACACTCTTTCCCTACACGACGCTCTTCCGATCTCCTCTTTCTCGCAAAAAGGGAAAAAACGAGGTTTTTGATTTTGAAATTTTGATAAATGCTCTTAATTTGTGCCAGAACGCAACATATCGCGTTTTAAAGGTCTAAGTAATATAATTATACCCCTCTTGATAGAGTTGATTCTGGCGCGATTTAAGGCTGTTTTTGAAAGCGGGTGAAAGGATTGGAAAGAAAAGCAGAATTATTAAAACTGGTAAATGACGCCAATTCGAGTACAGTCACGCCGCTTATTGATAAAATGCTATTTTTGGAAAATCAGCTTGAACAATTGGAAAAACTTCCGATGATTAAAGTTCACCCTGACAATCCAGCTATCCAAAAAACTACACCGGCTGCAAAGCTTTATAAAGAGTTTTTGCAGCAATATACCAATATTATCAAAGTGATATCACATGCGGTTGGCGATGAATCAAATGAAGAAGAATCGCCGCTCAGGAAGTGGGTAAAATCCAGACATGCTGATTAAAGAGCGTAAAATTTGGACCCCAGACAACAGCTTCTTATTGGAATATCATGCCCGCATTGAATCAGGTGAAATATTGGTTGGCAGGGAGCTTTGGCAAGAGCTCCAAAACTTAAAAGAGGATTTTCTGAATGATGCGTATTATTACGATACAGAAGATGCTCTTTTAAGAATGGACTTCATGGAGAATTGTGTGCGGCTTACAAAATCGCCGTACTACAATAAGCCCATGGTCCTTATGTTGTGGCAAAAAGCATTTATTGAAGCGGTTTATAGCTTCAAAATGTCAGCCACAACTTTTGACAGGTTTAAAAAAGTCATATTATTGATTGCTCGTAAAAATACAAAGTCTGAAACGTGTTCGGCACTGGGCTTAAGCGAGCTCATTGTTGGAAACGACGGCGCTGATATCGTGTGTTCATCAAACGATGACAATCAGGCAAGTATTACATATGACGCAATCGACACAATGAGGCTTTTAATTGACCCGAATCAATTGGACACAAAACGAAATCAACGTTTTATTTCCAACAAGGTTAACGGGTCGAAAATATTTAAACTTTCGGACAGGACAAAAAACAAGGAAGGCCGAAATATTGATTTTGCTATTGTGGACGAAACGCACGAGATGCAGGAAAACATAATTGGTAAATCAATTGAGCAGTCTCAGTCTTTGAAAGATAACCCGAAATTTATTAACATCACCACTGAGGGCTTTGTTATAGACGGTTATCTTGATGACGAATTGCGAAAAGCAAGAGCGATCATTAACAAGGAAGATGACGGACCGGCAGCGGACAGATTGCTTCCATGGTTTTACACACAAGACTCTGAGCAAGAGATTTGGCAAGACAGAAGAACCTGGGTCAAAAGTAATCCGACACTCGGTATTGTTAAAAAGTGGGACTATTTGGATGAGCAGGTTGACCTTGCAAGAAAATCAAAAGCGGACCGTATTTTTGTACTATCTAAAGATTTTAATATCAAACAGAATGCTGCGGAATCATGGCTAAATTTGGAAGACTATGAATATGAAATGGTTTACAATTTGGAAGATTTTCGCGGGCGCGTGTGCTTAGGCGCGGTTGACCTTTCGGAAACGACTGACCTGACTTGTGCGAAAATTCTGTTAATGAAACCGGGCGACAACAAAAAATATATTCATACGATGTATTTTATTCCCGAGTCTAAGTTAGAAGATTCGGACGACTGGAACGCGGGCGCACGTTATAGAGATTGGGCTAAAGCCGGTTTACTGACAATTACTGAAGACAATGATATTGACTTGGCGATTGTTGCTGACTGGTTTTATAAGCTATATAAAGAGTACGATATCAAGCTTTGGAAATGCGGTTACGATCAGCGCTTTTCAAAAGACTGGATAACTCGAATGGGTGAATATGGTTGGATGAAAGAAAATGAAGACTTGATATTGATTCTTCAGAATGCCCAAACGTTGTCAAATGCGATGAAACTTTGCGAAGCAGATTTAAAACATCAGCTTGTTAATTATAATGAAAACATTATTGACAGGTGGTGTTTTAAAAATGCCGGAATCAAGGTTGATGACAGAGGTCAATGTTTATGTGTAAAGCAAGAAACCTCTAAGCGTATTGACGGAGCGGTAACGTTGATTATTCTTTATGAGATGTACCGAAGATACAGGACTGAGTACAAACAAATTATAGGAGGTTAGCAATGGCAGTTTATCCGAAAACATTTGTCCCCAATAACTTTATTGAACAGTCAGACGGCCGTTTTAAAGCCACTATTTTTGCAACCACTCATAATTTGGGAACAGATTTTCAGGTTGAAAAAATGCTGCGCATTACCAGCAATGGCGATTGGGAAAATATGATTGCGAGCTTTAAAATTTTGGCTAACGGCGACTTTGAGTATTTTGTCGATGAGCCGTGTGTTTGTAAAGTTTATTTGGTAGGTGATACATAATGACGGCGTTTAAGCTTGGAACAACAGTAAAAAATTTCATAAGCGGTATAAATGCGAATTTTTCGGAGCTGGCAAGCAAGTTAACTTATAAGCCTATCAGTTATAAGGTTTTATATAGCGGCTCAACAACAATTCCTTCAAATACTTCCGGGAATACGGCAACGATTACACTGAATGATAATATTACAAACTTTGACGGGGTAATGATTCAGCGTGAAGGAGCTTCTTGTTGGGAACGTATCGACACAATAAGTGTCGGCAGCAAATTTAAGGTGATGAATTGTGAAGCAGATTTTGACACAATGGAAGGCTGTAATTTGTACATGTGCAACGTTGAAGTCACTTCTGGGACACAATTAAGGGTCAGCAATAATGTTTATGCAGGCATTAAAACAAATGCGTCTGGACGTTATCTGACATCATTCACAGACCGGCCAATAACGAAAATTATTGGAATCAAGTTAAATTAACAGGAGGAAATTTTTATGGCAATGCAGACAATTAAAAACGGTGGATTTGTTGCTGAGGAAATTGGCAAGATTAATGCCAACTTCTCAGAAATCGAGTCTGACTATGCGAAGCAGACTGATATCCCAACCGTCCCGACAAAAACGTCTGATCTGACAAACGACAGCGGCTTTATTACAAACTCAGCAATTCCGTCAGTTCCAACAAAGACGAGCGACCTGACAAATGATTCTGGTTTTATTACCGCCAGCGCTATCGCCAACAAGGTTGACAAGGAAACCGGCAAAGGTCTTTCGACTGAAGATTATACAAGCGCTGAAAAGACAAAGCTTGCAGGACTCTCAGCCCCGACAAAGACCAGCTTCACAACTAACAGTTGGACAAACGGCACATTTACAACGGCTGCAAACGGTAAATATCCGGCTGTTGTAATGAGAAAAAACGGCTCAAATTATGGCGCTGCTCTTGTTGATGTTCAGCTTGTCGGCACAAATGTTGTAATCACTTCTGATGAGGCATTTGAAGGCTACGTTGTTCTTGTTTAAATCTTGTTTAAATTACTCAGTCCAAATATCTGGAATGAAAGGCGGTGAATTAATTGGGTTGGTTAGACAAACTGAGACGAAAGCCTCCGGCTAAAACCGAGTATGCGGATATGCTTAATGGTTTTACTCCGATATTTTCGCAGTTTGGAGATGATATATATGCGAGTGATGTTGTCCAGCAGGCAATAAATTGTATTGTCAGTGAGATGAAAAAACTTACTCCTCAGCACGTTCGCACATCAAATTGTGATGTCACGCCTGTTGCGGGAAGCATTCAAACTGTTTTACAGACTCCAAATGAAATCATGACAACAGCGGATTTTATTGAGAAAATTGTTTGGCAACTGCTCTTTAATTACAACGCCTTTGTTATTCCAACTTATTATGTTTGGACAGATAAAGACGGGAGCGAAAAAAGATATTACACGGGTTTATATCCAATACAGCCGACACAGGTTGACTTTATTCAGGATATGAGTGATCGGTTATTTGTGAAATTTACTTTTGCAAATAACTATGAAACCACTCTTGCGTATTCTGATGTAATTCATATCCGACATAGATTTTCAGTTAATGAGTTTATGGGCGGAAATGAGTTCGGTCAGCCTGACAACGAGGCATTATTAAAAACATTGGATTTAAACTATCAGCTTTTACATAACCTTTCGAAGGCAATGGTATCAAGCTGCGCAATCAACGGCGTCGTAAAATTCAAATCGATGATTGATGACGGCAAAACGGAAAAAGCACTGAAAGAGCTTGAACGAAAGCTGAAAAACTCAGAAAGCGGATTTTTGCCGCTTGATATAACAAGCGAGTTTATTCCGCTCAACCGAGAAATTCAGTTGGTTGATGAGGCAACGTTAAAATTTATTGATGAAAAAATTCTCAGACATTTTGGCGTGCCGCTTTGCATATTAACCGGCGATTATACAAAGGAACAATATGAAGCATTTTATCAGAAGACTCTTGAGCCTTTGATAATCGCGATGTCGCAAGCGTTCACAAGAACATTGTTCACACCTCGTGAAAGGTCATTTGGAAACAAGATTCAATTCTATCCAAAAGATTTGATTTTCATGTCGGTTGAGCAGACTCTTGAAATGGTCAGATTGCTTGGTGACAGCGGTTCAATTTACGAGAATGAAAAACGTGTTGCATTTGGCTTGCGTCCGCTTCCTGAATTGGAAGGTGTAAGAATGCAGTCGTTGAATTATGTAAATGTTGAATATGCAAAACAATATCAGGTTCAAGATGCAAAAAATACTGACTCTGAGACTGTAGGGGAAGGCGATGAAGAAGAGTGATAGAAGCAAATTTTAATGTACAGGGCGATTTGTTAGGCCTGGAATCAGAAGCTACTAAATTAACCGGCAATATAATAACGCTTGATGATGGCTCTAAACATAAATGTAATGACGGTACAACATTTTTAGCCGTTGATACTGGCAAGCTACGTATTTTATATAAAAATACTTGGTACTTGCTTTGATGAGGTGACGCTATGGCTATAGATAAAAAATTATATGCGATTTTAAACAGGCGCATTTCAGAAAGCGGCGGAGGTGGCGGCGGTACATCGGTTTATGTGCAGAATTGCACGATCAACGAAGATGGAAATTTAATCGTTACTCTCTCAGATGGTACAACGATTAATGCTGGTAATTGCATTGGTCCGGAAGGTCAAGTTGGTCCTCAGGGCCCGCAGGGTGAAACTGGTCCAGCTGGTGCAGACGGAACTAATGGAACAAACGGAACTAACGGAAAAGACGGTGTTGATGGTATATCTCCAACAATTGAAGTATATACAAACACCACAAGCAGCTATCAGTTGAAAATAAATAATGCTGACGGGTCTTCATTCATCACACCAAATCTGAGAGGCGCCGGAGCTTCAACCACACGTTATTATGTGTTTGATAATGCACTTTATACCAACTTTACCGATACGATTTACACTGTATTTAATGGTGAATTAAAATCAATTGCTGATTATATTGCGGCTGGAAGCAGCTTCTGCGATGAATCAAATAATCACGCGCTGCATTACAATACAACTGTATTTGGTTGGAACGGTACAGCGACAAGCTTTAATGTCACTCCAATGACAATCGATAGCGGCCAGCTGTTGTTATACGGCTATATTTGCGGCAGTTTGAAAAGCGGTGAATCTATTAAATTCATTCCGTCCGGACTGGTAAGCGGTTCGACTAATCTTGAAAAAGCTCAGAGCATTCAGACACTTTTGGCGGATAATAATTCAAGCATTATAAGCATACCGTTTGAATTTGTTTACGCTACAAACGGAGTAACAGAAGCGGTTAGTCTCGCAGATGTTCCGGCTGGTGAATATTACATTGCTTGGACAGCTACAAGCGATAACAGCAGCCCTAAGATTAATGACATTACTATTGTGTAAGGGGTGATATAAATGCCTGAATTTTTAAAGCGTAGTTATTTATTTGAAATCAGAGCGGATAAGAATGACGAAAACGGAACCTTTATCACAGGTCGCCCAATCGTCTTTGAGTCCAAAACTAATTTGGGATATTTTGATGAAATCATTAAGAGAGGTGCGCTTGATAAGACAGATTTAAAAGATGTACGTTTTCTTGTGAATCATGATACATCAAAAATCCCGCTCGCTCGTTCAAGGAACAATAATAAAAATTCTACTATGCAGCTTATGCCTGATGATGACGGCATGGCGATCAGAGTGAATTTGGATATTGAAAACAATTCTGAAGCACGAGCATTATATTCCGCGGTTCAACGTGGTGACATTTCCGGAATGTCATTCATGTTTGACATAGACGGTGAAGAATGGGAATCGCTGGACAGCGAACATCCGACCCGTCACATCACATCAATTTCAAAGGTTGTTGAAGTAAGTGCTGTTACATTTCCGGCATATGAAGCAACGGAAATTTCGGTACGAGATAAGAGTGCATTGGATAATGCACGAAGCGCATTGGACAATGCGAGAAGCGGCAATGATGAAATTGAAATTTTAAAATTAAAGGCCAAAATTTTAGGAGGTTATTAATATGAGAAAGAAAATCCTTGAAAAAAGAATGCAGAGACTTCTCGGAAAGAAGAAGACACTTACAGAGAGAGCTGACGCGTCTCAGGATGTTGCTGAGCTGAGAGCGATTAACGAACAGCTGTCTGATATTAACGAGGAGATTGAGGAGGTACAGGAAGAGCTGGATTCTCTTGACGATGAACCTACTCCGGCACCTGAGCCCGCTCCTGTTCCAGACGATGCTGAGCAGCGCGGCGGCAATCCGTTCAATTCATATCACATGAACCCGGTTCAGAAGAGAACTAATGAAAGCCCTTACGATTCACTTGAATATCGTCAGGCCTTCATGAAGTACGTCCAGACTGGTGAGTGGAATTACAGAGCTGACGAAACTCTTATTACAACAGACGTCGGCAAAATTATTCCGAACACAATCATGAATGAATTTCTTAAGGAAATCAAGATTTATGGCCAGCTGTTCAACCGCGTTCGTAAGCTCAACATTAAGGGCGGCGTAGAGTTTCCGATTCAGGAGCTTATTCCTACAGTAACTTGGATTACCGAGACAACTACTTCTGAGACTCAAGCCGTTCCTGAAATCAAGACCTCAATCCAGTTCGGTTATCATATCGTTGAGGCAAGACTCGCGCAGTCACTTCTTTCGCAGGTTGTTTCGCTGAATTATCTCGAAACTGAGATGGCAAGACTTCTCGCTGAAGCGTTCGTTAAGGAGTTCGATCGTGTAATTCTCAAGGGTTCCGGTTCAGGCCAGCCGCTTGGCATTCTTAACGACAACAGAATCGATGCGACACACAAGATTCAGTTTACACCAACTGATATGGCAGACTGGACAAAGTTCAGAAAGAATCTGTTTGCAAAAATCCCGCTCGCGTACAGAGGCCAGGGAATCTTTGTTATGACTGCGGCCACATGGGAGGCTAATATCATGACTCTCAAGGACGCTAACAACAGACCACTCTATCAGGAAACTTATAACCCAACTACTGGCCAGCTTGAATGCAGATTTGCAGGCCGTGAGGTTGTACTTGTTGAATCTGATATGCTTGCAGACTATGACACCGCTTCAACTGGTGATGTTTGGGGTCTGTATTTCAGGCCAAGCGATTATGCTGTCAATACAAATCTTCAGATTGGCTTCAAGCGCTGGTTTGACGACGATAAAAACAAGTACTTTAATAAGGGCCTTTGTATTATGGACGGCAAAATGCTTGACGTAAACGGCGCTTATATTCTCAAGAAGTAAGGTGATCTGAATGACAACTGTTGAAGCATTAAAAAAGCTCACTTCGGTAATTGTCGGCGGCACAACAGCCGCTGACATTCCGGGTGAAACTATTCCGGAAATAATCGATTATCTCGCCAATAATTATCCGGGCGGCGGTGCTATTGAAGCGCTGACAGTAACTTCTGTTGCTGGTTCTACAATTGGAGCCACTAAGGTGACAGTTAACCCAACTTTAACTGCCGGCAATTCATACGTTTACAAAACAAATCCGAGTACGATTGATGCACCAACATATCATGAAACCATTACAGGCGGCACAGCTTGGAATGGCACTGATGAAATTGAAGCCGATGATGGTCATCATATTGGAATTTATGAATTAAATTCTAATGGTCAGTGCGTGAAATTTGGTGATGCAATTATCCACATCAAGTTAACTTAAGGAGTGACTAACAATGACAGATGCGGAAATTTTGGCGCAAGTCAAAACGGGATTAAATATAACCGGAAATTATCAAGACAATACTTTGCTGTTATACCTCAATGATGTTAAGAACTTCATGCTTGATGCCGGTGTGTCAAATGAGCTGATTAATTCCGACGTGTCTGTCGGAGTTATTGTCCGCGGTGTTTCTGACCTTTGGACTTATGGAATGGGTACAGCTAATCTTAGCGAGTATTTTATACAGCGTGTTATTCAGCTCAAATATAAAGATACTCCACAAGCACTTGGTGAATTAGCTGTAACTTCTGTTGCTGGTTCAGCGTTCGGAACAACAAAAATCACAGTAAAAGGCCAATCTGAGAACGCGCGTTTTAAAATAAAAATGTCGCCGACAACGATTGCTTTACCCGTCTACGATGAGGATATAAGCGACTGGGAAAGCTGGGACGGTTTGTCTGAGATTGTGGCAGAAGATGGACATCAGATTTGTGTCGTCGAAGTAACGTCGGAAAATCTGGCGCGAAAAGCCGGCACAGCAAGAATCAGAATAAATTTGGGGTGATGTGAGTCATGGCAAATTATAGACCATCTGAGCCATTTAATGTTCCAATGTTCGTTTTTATCCCCGTCGTTGTAACGGCAAAGGGCTCAAGTAAAAAAACATATCCGATAAATGGCGAACTTATTTATTGCAGTTTCCGCACATTTGGCGGCACAGAAACCACATCAAACGGCGTACTTACAATTGAAGATACGGCTGTTATTGAAACGTGGTTTAGGCCAGATATTAAATCGGATTGCATTTTGGAAGATGCTGACGGGATTCGGTATGAAATACTTGGGACGCCTGAAAATGTTAATAAGCGCAACCAGATTTTAAAATTTAAAATCAGATCAATCAGAGGTGGCGCATAATGGCTAAAAACAAAATCAGCTTGCAGTTTAAAGGCTTTGAAGAATATGCTGAAAGACTCGATAAATTGGGCGGAGATTTAAAAGCGACGACTGAAAAAGCGTTGCAAAACTCACACGACTATATAACGCCCAAAGTGCGTGCGGCTATGAACAAGCACCATAGGACCGGTGAAACAGAAGACTCAATCGCCGGTAATGCAAAGGTTGTTTGGGAAGGCAGTGTGGCCAGCATTGACATCGGTTTTAATTTAACTGAAGGTGGTATGCCGTCAATATTTCTGATGTACGGAACACCTCGAATGAAAAAAGACCAGGCTTTGTATGATTCTATTTATGGAAACAGAACCAAAAAAGCAATCAAAGAACTGCAAGAAAAAACATTCGCAAGGGCAATCAAAAAAGCGATGGGAGGATAAAATGGAAGATTTACTAATTGAGGTACTCAGCCAATTTGGTTATCCGGTTAAGCTTCAAGGCTCACTGTTACCAGATGAACCATATCCCGACCATTTCTTTACCTTTTGGAATAACGATTCATATGGTGAAGCGTTTTACGACGATGATGAAAAATCAATCACCTATGATTATGACGTCAATTTTTACAGCATAAATCCAGAGCTTGTTTACACCAAATTGCGGGAAGCAAAGACGGCATTAAAACGAGCGGGGTTTATTGTCAGCGGTGATGGTTACAGTGTTGGCTCAGATGAACCGACACATGACGGCCGCGGAATAAATGTGAAATATTTAAAATTTTAAGGAGGAAATTCAATGGCAGCAAATGAAATTTTTGAGTTTCGTGGTGTCGACAATCTCGTATATGCGAAAGTACTTGCTGACACAAAAGAAGAGTTTATAACCGGCGAAGTTAAGTGGTTATCGCCAGTAGCCGAAATCGGCAGAACGACCGAGAGCTCAAGCGAATCACATTACTACGATAACAAGCCAATGATTGTTATTTCGTCTGTCGGTTCGGATGAACTTACTCTCACAGTTGCGCCGCTTGATCTGCCAACTTATGCAGAAATTACAGGCCAGCGTTTTGACCCACAAACAGGCTCACTTATTGAAGGCGAAAGAAACAACGATTATTTTGCAATCGGCTACAGAACAAAAGGAACCGACGGCAAATATCGCTATGTCTGGAGATATAAAGGTCAGTTTGGTCTTCCTGACGAAACAAGTGCAACCGAGGACGATGGCACTGATACAAACAACACAGAGCTCACATGGACTGGTGTTCAGACGATTCATGAATTTGAAAAGTATGGCGAAAGTGCGAAAGCTCTTATTTGTGATGAGCGCTTTGGAGCGGTTGACTTTACTACATTCTTCGATGAAGTAAAAACACCTGACAATTTACAGGGTTCGGGTGTAAGCACTGTTTCAACGCCTTATATTTATCCTGATGCAAATTCGTTTACCTTAAACGCTGCAATTTCCATTGTATGTGCAACACCTGGCGCACATATTTTCTATACTACAGATGGCAGCACACCAGCAACAAGTGCAGGCGGCTCAACACAGGAATATACAGGACCGTTTACAATCACTGATACGACAACCGTTAAAGCGATTGCGGGCGCTAATGCTTTGGCTACAAGCCTCGTTGCAACAAAGACATACGTCAAGAAAAGCTAATCGTAAGGCGGCATAAACCGCCTTACTTTAAATTTTAATTTTGGAGGGTTAAAGCTATGAATTTAACATTAAATATTTACGACGAAAAAGGTAAAGAAGTTGTTAAGACAGTAAAGTCAAGCGCATTCGATTTGATGTTTGGAACAATTGTCAAGCTGATGGACTTGCTGAAGATTGAAGACATCGACAACAATCTTGAGGTCTTAAAGGCTATCTATGGCGCGTGGAATGAAATCAAGGTTGTATTATCAACCGTTTTTCCAGACGTCTCAGAAGACGAGTGGGCACACGTTAAGGTTAAAGAGCTCGTACCGATTATAATCAATATCGGCAAGTTTGCAGTTAGTGAAGCTTTAACCATTCCAACTGATTCAAAAAACTAAATCAGGGCACAGGGTCAGCTGTGTCCTTCTCCGAGTTGTTATTCCAAATAAATTATAACTTGTGCAAAGAATTTCCAGCATTTACACCGTTTGCGATTGATTGTGAAACATATCACAACGTCATTGGTTTGTATTCAAATGTTCGAAGAATGCAAATCAGAAACGATCGACAAACAAGCAAAAAACCGAAACGCATAAGAAAACCAGCCGGAGATAATTGGTTTTAAGGTGGTGAGAGCATGGCACAAAATAACGAATCAACAACCAAATTCAAAGCCGATATATCTGAATTAAAGGCGGCTTTTCAAGAAGCTCAGCGACAAGTTAAACTTGCCAACTCCGAATTTAAAGCTGCAACAGCCGGCATGGATAAATGGAGCGACAGTGCTGATGGTTTATCAGCAAAAATAAAACAGCTCAATTCAGTTTTAGACGCTGAGAAAGCAAAGCTTGCAAACTTAGAAGACCAATATAAGCTTGTCGCACAAGAACAGGGCGAAAATTCTAAGGGTGCACAAGAGCTGGCAATTAAAATTAATAATCAAAAAGCGGTGGTTGGTGATGTTGAAAAACAAATCAAAAAATACAACTCCGCTCTTGATGACATTAATAATGAAAGTAAAGATGCTGATAAGGCAAGCGATCAGCTATCAAAGGGAATTGATGATGTTGCTGATTCAGCACAAAAGGCTGAAAAAGAAACCGGCAGTTTTGGAAAGGCTTTAGGTGGTGCACTGAAAAAAGGCTTGCTTGCAGTAGGAGCGGCGGCAGCTGGTGCAGTTACCGGATTCTTGGCAAGCGGTGAAGCAAGTCAGGAATTTATGGAAGACATGGGCAAGCTTGAAGCTGGTTTTACTTCAAGCGGACACAGTGCCGAAACAGCTAAAAAGTCATATCAAGGTATGGTTGGAATCTTAGGAGAAACTGACCAATCTGTTGAGGCTGTAAACCATCTGGCAAAGCTGACTCAGAACGAAGAAGAGCTTGCAAAATGGACTGACATTGCTGCTGGTGTATATGGTACTTTTGGCGATTCACTTCCAATTGAAGGTCTGACAGAAGCCGCGAATGAGACGGCAAAAGTTGGACAGGTAACAGGTCCTCTTGCTGACGCGTTAAACTGGGCTGGTATTTCAGAAGACGAGTTTAATGAAAAGCTTAAAGCTTGTGCTGATGAGCAAGAGCGATCAACATTAATCACTGAGACATTAAGCAAGACCTATGAAGATGCTGCAAACACATATAAGGAAACAAACGGAGCCTTAATTGAAGCAAGACAAGCAACTTCTGATATGAATGCCGCAATGGCTGACATGGGCAGAATTGCAATGCCAATCACAACCGCTTTGAAGCAAGGCTTTACGAGCTTAATTTCATCAATGCTTCCCGGCCTCAAAGAAGTTGGCGAAGGAATAACGGGCCTGATGAATGGCACGACTGGAGCGGCTGACCAATTACAAAACGGGCTGCAAAGTGTATTTGACGGCTTGCTTGGTAAAATTACAAGCATGCTGCCAAAAGTTTTGCAGATTGGCTTACAGATAATAACCAGCCTGATTCAAGGAATCATTGGAGCATTGCCTCAAGTCGTCAATACTTTAATTGGAATTATTCCGCAGATTACACAAGCGATTTTGTCATTGTTACCACAGCTTGTATCTGTTGGTGCGGAATTAATTCAGAGTATTCTTATCGGCTTAGGTCAAATGATTCCTGAAATATTAATCCAAATCATTGACATTGTGCCGCAGATTGTTTCAGCTCTTGTGAATGCGATACCTGATTTAATAAATGGTGCAGTGCAGTTTTTCATGGCTATCGTTGATGCTATTCCAGAAGTGATTCAGGCGCTTCTGACAGCTTTACCGCAGGTCATTGATACAATTATTAATGGGCTTGTTACTGGCATTCCATTGCTGATTCAGGGAGCACTTCAGTTATTAAATGCGATTGTCGATGCTATCCCAAAAATTATCCCATTGATTATTGACGCGTTACCGCAGGTCATTAACAGTCTGGTAAACGGGCTTGTTACAGCTGTACCTCAATTAATTAATGGCGCAATAACTTTGTTGATGGCTATCGTGAATGCTATTCCTGAAATACTTCCACCATTGATTCAAGCGATACCGCAAATCATTTTGACAGTTCAGCAAGCACTTATTGAGAATTTCCCGGTAATACTTAAGGCCGCTGTTCAAATGCTTTGGGCTTTAATCAAAGCTATTCCGCAAGTTATAGCAGGATTATATGAATCAATTCCGTCAATTATCTCAGCGATTCTTCAGGCGCTGAGTACATTACCAGCTCAATTATTTGAATTGTTCACAAGTGCTTGGAATGGAATTAAATCAATATTTGCACCCGCTGCAAATTGGTTTAAAGACAAATTTCAGGCCGCATGGAACTTTGTTAAACAGATTTGGCAACAGCCGAAAAAGTTTTTTGATGACTTATGGAAATACATTAAGAAAATATTTTCTGTTGTTGGAAAATGGTTTAAAGAACAATTTGACGCGGCATGGAGTAATGTAAAATCTGCATTCGAACCCGCAGCAAATTTCTTTAGCACCGTTTGGTCTGATATTACTAATGTATTTTCAGATGTAGTCGGCTGGTTTAAAGACAAATTCCAAAGTGCATATGACGCAATAAAAGATGTATTCAACGGCATAGGTGACTTTTTTGGCGGACTATGGGACACAATCAAAAACAAATTTACTGACCTTGGCACAAAACTTGGTGATGCAATTGGCGGAGCTGTAAAGAGCGGCATTAATGGTATTCTGCAATTTATCGAGAATACTATAAATAACGCATTAAGCATGATTAACAATGCACTGAGCTTAATCAATAAAATCCCAGGCGTTGAGATCAGCAAGTTTGATATGCTTGAACTTCCAAGACTCGCTAAAGGCGGTATTATTAACAAAGCTACTACTGCGGTAATCGGTGAAGACGGACGAGAAGCCGTTGTACCGCTTGAAAATAACACTGGCTGGCTTGATGCAATCGCTGCTAAACTCGCAAATAAACTGGGCGCATTTAATTTGAATGTGGGCGGTCAAACTAATCCAAATGTCGTAAATAATTTCTATCAGACTAATAACAGCCCCAAGGCTCTGAGTCGTCTTGAAATTTACAGACAATCAAAAAATCTATTAGCAATGAAGGGGGTTTAATTCTTGTATACGTTAAAAGTCGAAAACCAAAAAGGTGAAATTTTAGACCTGACAGGAAGCCCGTCGTATGACGTATTAAAAATTGACGGATTAAATCCTCCTTCTGCGTCAATCAATTTTTCGACCATGGCCAATTTTGACGGCTCAATATATAACAGCGCTCAGCTTGGAAACCGCAATATTGTATTGACAATAAAGGTTTATAATCCCGTTGAAACCAACCGAATTAATCTTTACAAGTATTTTCAGATGAAGAAAAAAATCAGGGTCTATTATGAAAATAATACCCGAAGTGTTTATGCTGATGGATATGTTGAAACGTTTGAGAATGATTATTTTACAATCAATCAAACCATTCAAATATCAATTCTTTGTCCGAATCCATTTTGGAAAGAGAACGATGTCACAAGCGTTAGATTTTCAAATGTCATTGACTTGTTTGAATTTCCATTCGCTATTCCGGCAGAAGGCATTGAGTTCAGCAGAATCGAAAGACTGACAAATGAATACATTAACGCGGGTGACATTGAAATCGGCGCGATTATAGAGTTTTATGCAACAACAAACCAGATTCTAAATCCAAAGTTTTACAACCGAACGACACAAGAATTTTTTGGTGTTAACTTTGATATGAGCGAGGGTGATGTTATTCGAATCAATACCCAGCGAGGCGAAAAGTCGGTTGTGTTGATTCGTGACGGCATAGAAACGAACATCATAAACGAAATGATGCAAGGCTCAACTTGGATTCAACTGGTTCCGGGCATTAATGAAATATCATATGAGTGCGATGAGGGCGCAAGCAGTCTGAATGTCACTGTAACCGCGATAAAATGTTATGAGGGTGTGTAGTCATGGAATTATACGTTATGAATCAATCATATAAAACGATCGCGGTTATTGATACATTTACTTCGGTAATTTGGACAAAGCGATATTTTACATGCGGTGATTTTGAGCTATATTTACCGGCTTCCAATGAGTTGTTAAACATTCTTGCAATCGGCAATTATGTATATCGTTTAGACAGTGACACGGTTATGATAATCGAAAAAATCCAAATCACGACAGATGCTGAAAACGGTAATTTTTTAATTGTGACTGGCCGAAGTCTGGAAAGCATTCTCGCCCGCAGAATTGTTTGGAACGTGACCACGTTTAATGGAAATATTATCGAGGTATTCAGATACTTGATAAATACAAATATTATTGCTCCAACAATAGCTGACAGAAAGATTGATAATTTTTCTTTTAGCAGTCTTGTTTCTTCAACTGAGACAATTCAAAAACAGGTCACAGGCACAAATCTGATGGAAGTAATTACAAGCCTTTGCACGACATATGGATTTGGCTGGAGAATAAGACTTGTCAACGGCGCATTTATATTTGAATTATATGAAGGCGTTGATCGTTCATATAATCAGAGTGTCAATTCGCATGTTGTTTTTTCACCAACATTTGATAATCTGATAAACAGCAATTACGAACTGGATTCAACTAATTTTGCCAATGTTGCACTTGTTGCCGGTGAAGGTGAAGGCAGCGCGCGAAAACGTCAAACGGTTGGCAATGCAAGCGGATTGAATCGATATGAGCTATATGTTGAAGCAAATGATTTGTCTACGAATACCGAACAGCCGTTGACAGATGCAGAATATAACTCAATGCTGATTGAGCGAGGAACTGAAAAACTTGCTGAAACAGTTACTTCAAAAAAATTCGAAGGTGAAGTTGAAACCAACAGCACATATATTTATCAACGGGATTGGAACATTGGTGACATTATTCAGATTGAAAATGAATTTGGAATAACTGCCACTTCGAGAATACTTGAAATCATTGAGAGCGAAGACAGCAGCGGTCACTCAATAATTCCAACATTTGAAACATGGGAGGTATAAGACATGGCAATCAAAAGCGGATTTTTTAATAGTGTCAACGGCGATAGAAAATATAATGCTGAAGACATGTCGCATTATTTCGAAGGTCTGATTACTGACGGAATATATGAATCAATCGGAGACAGGCTTCAGGTTACAGCCGGCGGAGGTATGACGGTTAATGTCGGAACAGGCAGAGCAATGATTGACTGCCATTGGATGAAAAATGACGCGGCGTATAATATTGTCATTGACGCCGCTGATGTCCAGCTTAATCGATGGGACTGCATTGTTGTTAAATTGGATTTAAACGACAGTGCTCGCAAAATGACAATTGAGCTCATCAAAGGCACGCCTGGAAATCCTCCCGCATTACCGGTTTTTAACGATACGGAAACAGTAAAATATTTGTGGATTGCGTCTGTATATGTGGCCGCAGGTGTAACATCAATTACTCAGGGCCGAATTTATGATATGAGAGGCAAAGCAAGATGTCCATATGTGACAGGATTGATCAAGCAAGTCGATACGTCACAGTTGTTTGCACAGTGGCAGGACGCATGCGAACAGTATTATAATGACATGACGGCTGAAATGAATGCCTATTTTGCCGAGAAACAAAGCGAATTTGAATCTTGGTTCAGCACGCTCACGGGTACTTTAACTGTTGATACATATATCCTGAAATACCAGAACACTTATAATGTTGAAACTGAAACGGCTTCACTGACTATCGGCATATCAGAATATGACCCGTCAAAAGATATTCTGTTTGTAAACATCAATGGTGTTCAGTTTGTTGAGGGTTTAGAATATACGATATCGGGAACTGGTGCAGCTGCCAAAATCACATTGAAAAACACCATCAAGCCTGATAACCAAATCACGTTTATCGTGCTTAAATCAAAAATCGGTTCATCTACATAAAAATTATTTACATAATAAAAAGCCTCTCAGTCGAGAGGCTCTTCTTTTTTCCATTCTTCAAGTGTCCTGAAGTCATTTTCTTCTTTGATCGCTTTAACTTCCGCTTCTTCATCAAACCCAATCAATAATTGCTGATGAATTTCTTCAACTTCTTTTTGAATATTATCTAAACGCTTCAACAGCCGTTCATATTGTTGTTTATTAATCATTATAAATATCACCCCTTGGTCCGATTTTTATTACCTTAATTATATCATCTTCAATGCAATACCGCACCCGATAATCGTCAACACGCAAGCGATAATCACCGCTATTTCCTTTAAGCTTTTTAATATTTCCTTTCGGAATATCATTGATTGCGCGCTCAATTTGTTCTCTCTTTGGTCGGTGTAATTTTTTCCAATATTTATAAGCTTGCTTTGAATATCTTACTTCCATTATCTCACCTCCTATATTCTTATTATACAACGAAAGTTGTACAATGTACACGAAAAAGTTCCTAAACTTCATGCGGTTTGTCAGCATACAAAGTACAACTATTGTGGTATAATATTAAATGTAAGTTAAACATACGGAGGTAAATAAAAAATGACACAGACTGAACAGATTAAGGTAATCATTAAGGAACTGAAGAAGAATGGATTTAATGCAAAATTTTTAAAGCGCCGCAACACACTTTTTGCAGCAAAGAATAACAGAGTTTATTGTGTTCCATTTGACCGCGAAGATGCTAACAACACAGAGATTAATGAGCTGGTGCTCATGGGTCATGATGAAGCATTAAGAAAAGCATTTAAGATTGAAAAGTTTGAAGGCCCAAATATTTATGATATGTCAATATCAGAGAGAGCTAACTTCCAAGGCAATATATTTTTAAAGTAAAAATTACCGGGCGGAGCGGTTAATCTCCGCAGAAAGGATTTTTATTATGAAGAAGTTTAAACACTATTCAAAAGCGGAGAAGAGAGAGATGGTTAAGCTCTATGAGGCATTTAAGAATTATGCAAAAGCTGCTGATGAGTTTGGCTGCGCGATGTCTACTGTTTATTATACAGTGAATCCTGAGAAGTATGAAGAGCATCGTGAGTATGTAAAAAATAAAGGCTCCCGTTAATTCGGGAGCTTTTTTAATAAATCGATATATTCGGGATTTTCGATAATATCCTCAAGCTTGCAGTTAAGTGCAATGCTGACTCGTAAAAGGGTATCGATTCGAGCGTGGTCAAAATTTTTGGAACCCTGTTCGTAATGCTGAAGAGTACGCACATTAATTCCGGTTTTTTCGGCCAACTGAGTTTGAGACAAACCTCGCGCCTGTCTCATTTCCTTCAATTTTTTCGTCAATATAATTCCTCCTTAAAAGTCCTGAGACCGGTTGGCCTCAGGCTATTTTTTCAATATTCGCTTGTAAATAGGATAGTCGTGTATGACCGATCGTATTCAGTGATGATATAAATATTATTATACCTTGCGACAACTCGGTCGTCATTATTTTTAACCGCTGAATCATTCATGCGTTTATCTTCCTCGCAAATATCTCCCCAATCATGAAATCTGTATCGCCTCAGACTCTCAAGAATAAATTCATAAAATGAATAATTTTCAGCGACATAATTTGCTATGCCCTTTGTTATCACAATTTGACCCAATTCCATTTTAACTTCCCCTTTATTATCAAGGGCCCGAAGGCCCTCATTTTTTACCAGCTTTTAACCTCTTCAAGAAGTTCTTTTAATTCTTCAACATCGGTTTTATCGACGTCGTAAAGCTCTCCGCCCAAATCGATTTGAACTCGGCCGTTAAGAGTAATTTCATATTCAAATTCATATTCCTCAAACAAAGTAACAAGCTCAATTAAAATCTTGCTGCATTCTCGCATGTTGTTTTCACCTCGTTTCTATATATTAATTATACAACGAAAGTTGTAAGATGTACACTGTTAGTTGTATATAAAAGTAAATTTATTTTTTGTGTAAAACCCCTGAATCACAGGGGCTTAAAGTACATCTCTAAGTGGTCAAGCGATATAAATTCTCGGCTTTGATCTTGCTCCCACTCAATCCATACACCTTTGATTGGATAAATATCGCCGTCGCAATTCCAGTCTCTTGTGATTGTTGTTACGTCCGAAATCTGAATCGCCACGCTTTTTTCATATAAATATCTTTTCATTTATCTCACCCCCTATATTCTTATTATACAACGAAAGTTGTACAATGTACACGAATTTAAAAAGAATTTTATGGCTATTAATATAAGTAGTAAAGAGCTCTCAGGGACTCTTAATTTTTGCAAATAATAAACGCGTAATCGACAAAAATAAATAAAAAGGCTGTTATATTAACTTTCACATTAAAATAGTATATACTATCTTCATACACACTCAAGCCTTTAAAACCTTGATATATAAGGGTTTAACTTCTTTTAAAGGCCTTAAAAAATACCTCCGTAATATACAAAAAAATACACAAGAAAATAAATACAACTTTGGTGGTTTTGTCAGCATACAAACTACAACTAAAGTGGTATAATATTAAATGTAAGTTAAACACAAACCAAAATTACGGAGGATATTAAAAATGAAAAATCAGACTTTCGGAATTGAGATTGAAACAACAGGTCTTAGCAGAAAGACAGTAGCTGAAATAATTGCTACATACTTCGGAACAGATGCTTACTATATCGGCACTTGCTACGATACATACGCAGCAGCTGATTCACAGGGAAGAGTTTGGAAATGCATGAGCGACAGTTCAATCGTTGTCACAGGCCACGGCGTTTGCGAAATCGTTTCCCCGATTCTCACATACGAGGACATGAATGACCTTCAGGAAATCGTGAGACTTGTGAGAAGAGCTGGCGCCAAGTCAAGTGCAAGGTTCCGCTGCGGAATCCACATTCACATCGGTGCTCAGAATCACACCATTCAGAGCCTCAAGAATCTCGTGAATTATATGAGCTCATATCAAGACGTCATTTATAAGGCCCTCCAAGTTGACCCTTACCGCGAAGGATATTGCAAGAAGCTTGAACCAATGCTTATTGATAAATTCAATGAGAGAGGCCTTAATTCAATGGAAAAATGCGAAACTGCTTGGTATGGACGCGGCTTTGAATCAGAAAAGCACAGACACTACTCCTCTTCAAGATACCACGGCTTAAACCTCCACAGTGTTTTCTCCAAAGGCACAGTTGAATTCAGACTCTTCAACGGCACTCTTCATGCTGGTGAAATTAGAAGCTATGTTGTTTTCTGCTTAGCAATGAGCCAGTATGCCCTCGATAAAAAATCCATCAGACGCACTCGCAAAAATCAGTTCAATGATAAATACACAATGTACGAAATGCTCTGCAGAATCGGAATCAAGGGCGATGAGTTTAAAAACTGCCGCGATCATCTTATAAAACACTTAACAGGCGAGCTGACACATGAAGGAAGATATGTAGGTTAAGAGAGGGGGAACAAAACCCCCTCCCCAATATAAAGGAGGATTAACTATGAGATTATATGTTGCTTATGGAAGTAATTTGAACTTAGACCAAATGGAATACCGTTGCCCACGAGCTAAGATATTTGCTAAGGGCATTATTCCGAATTACAGGCTGGTTTTCAGGGGTTCTAAAACGGGTTCTTATGCGACCATTATTCCCGCAGAAGGTTATTCGGTTCCCGTGCTGGTTTGGGATATAACACCGACTGATGAACTCTCGCTTGATATCTATGAAGGCTATCCGACATTCTACTACAAAGAAGATGTGACGGTTAAGCTTGATTCTGGGGAATCAATATCAGCCATGGCTTATATCATGTTTAACGAGGCAAAGGTTGGAAAACCTTCCCCGAGATATTTGGCCACTATTTCAGCCGGTTATTCGGCCAATGGACTTGATACATCTGCTTTTTATGAAGCGATTGATTATAATCGTTTAGAAATGTCGCTTTAAACGCGCCAGAATGCGTTGTATCGCGTTTTAAGAGCTTAGGCCTTATAACTATACTCTTTTTAAAAGAACGCGATACAGAGCATTCTGACACAAATACAGCCTTGAGGAAACAGCTGAAAGATTGTGATTGGAAAACCGCACAGAAAACCTTTTGGAAATTTGTGAATATTCACGGTGTACAAACTACAACTTTAGTGGTATAATAATAAATGTAAGGTTGATTAAAACAAACGCCGCAAGGCAGAAAGCGAGTAATATTATGAATATTGAAAACATGACAAGCAAGGAACTCAAGGAAATGGCAAAGGAACTCCACGTTAAAAACTGGTGGAATTTAAAAAAGGCTGAGCTGATCGCCGCTATTCAGGAAGCTCAGAATACAGCTGAAGAAAGTGAAGAAAGTGAAGAAGTTGAGGAAACTGTTGAGACTGAAACTTCTGAAGCTGATACAGACGAATCTGACGCACCTGAGACTGAAGAAGCTGATACAGATGTGCCTAAGGAAGTTAAAAAGCCAAGTCTTGGAATTAAAGAGCTCACATTCAACGGAAGAACTCAGAGCATTAAGGCTTGGGCTGAAGAGCTCAAAATGCCGTGGCCAACATTATATGACCGCATAAACAGAAACGGCTGGACGGTTGAAGAAGCTCTCACAATTCCGCTTGGCGGACGTCGCAGAAGATAATGGGAGGGAGCTTATGCTCCCTTCAAAATAAATTGGAGGTGAAAACAGTGAAACGATATTATGTAAAATCACCAATATCAGGCTGGCATGAAGTAAATAAAGAACGCTTCGATGAATTTGTTAAGAATCTTCGTAATGGAAGCATTAATATTCCGTATGAGAAAAAAGATGAATTTATTGCAAGCAAAACCAAAGTGATTGAGGGATAAATAAAAACCCTCAATCAATGAGGGTTTCTAACTTTGATAACATTCTATCATGGAGAATTTTGTACTCAAGACTCATATTTTCCGCACACATACTCAAGATCATATCTTCAGGTAAATGTTTCTCTTCATTTTCTCTATAAATCGTAAGATATTCAGGAGCTTCAGAACTTACTACAGCATAAGTCATTCCATATTCATCAAGATAATTCTCAGCAATCCAAATTCCTCCTCCCGTATAAAATGCTTCAATGATGTTCGTATTTTTCATTTTTATTTCCCCCTTAATTGGTATATATTAATTATACCACTATCGTTGTACGATGTACACAGTTTTATATGGAATTTTTTGTGAATACTCACGATGTACATTATACAACTATTGTGGTATAATAATAAATGTAAGATAAACCAAATCAAAATCATGGAGGTAAATAAAAATGATGTATGTAGTTGAAATGAAAGTTAACGGCGTTTGGAAGGTTTGGAACAGATACAACGAAAGCGCTTGCGGAATGAGTCCAAGAGAAAGAGCTGAAGAAGGTTTAAAGATTGCACGTTGCTACGGTGAATGCAGAATCGTTGAGAAGGAGAACTAAGTTATGAAAGTTTATGAAATTGAGTATTTTGACGGTTGCGGAATCAGCAGTATAAAAATCAGAGCGATTGACGCAAGAGAAGCAAAGAGAATCGCAAAGAGAATGACAGGTGCTTTAATCAAGGACATGACAATTGGCTGCGTTATGGGTTGCGGATTCAAGGCAGCAAACGATTAATTTAAACGATCTGCTGACCTAACGGCAACACGGGGAGATTGGAGAAAAGTATGGTAAACAAGAAAGAAATCGCAATAGCGGTTGGAATCTCAGCTGAAATATTCGGCTACATTGAAAAGTATAAGGTAACAGAAGCCCCGCGCGGCAAAGAGAGAAACCTGATTGTGCATGCTAACTGGAATAATCCCAATGCATTCTTTGAGGTTGAAGCTTTAAGAGACAACAAGGAGCTCATTCTGAAATTCTTTGATTTAGTAGAACGCGCAGAAGAACATGAATTTGTGAAATGCAAGGGCTGCGGAATACATATGAGAAAATTTGAATTGTCTGGCGATGGATATTGCAGAAACTGCAAATAAGAAAAAAGCTCCTCAGAAATGGGGAGCTTAAATTTTATCTATTGTTTCCACAAGCTGCTCATAAGTCTTATGAGTGTAAACTCTCTCAGTAATATCCTGAGAAGTATGTCCAAGGATTTTTTTGACGGTTATAGGATTCGCGCCCGCATTATCCAACAAAGTAGCGGTTGTATGTCGGCAGTCATGCGGCAAGTGATTCATTCCCAGGCATTTCATAAGGGGCGTGAATTGTCGTTGTATATAATTGTTGTAGCTCATCTTTTTTCCGGTCGGACTGAGAACCAAATACTTCTGATTGAGCTTAGATTCTATCAAAGGCATAATACGCTTATGGATTGGAATCGCTCTGTCTATTCCAGCTTTGGTCTTTATCCCGCCGATCAGGATTCTTTTTTCAATATCAATATTCTTGCATTCAATAGTCAGAAGCTCTCCCACTCGCATTCCAGAATAAATCATGATTAATATACTATCTACATAAGGCTTGTCTATATTGTCCCATAGCGCTTGAATTTCAGCCCCTGAAAATGGAACACGTTCAAGCGTCGTTGTCATTTCTCCAACATCTACAAATTGAGCATAATTTTTTTCCATTATGTCATTCTCAAGAGCGAACTTATAAAGCTGGATAAAGAGGGTTTTTATTTTGCTTCTGGCCTGAAATGACAGATGCTCATTATCATTAATGACCCGCTGCAAGTGCATTTTCCGAATTTGTTTAAACCTCATTTTATGTAATCTCTCACACTTATTATATGAGGTTCGATAACCTCTTATATTGCTATCTGAGATTTTTGGGAATTTTTCTTCAGACCATTTCTCATAGACTTCGGCAAATGTGATTTTGTTGTTGTCCAAATCGTATGGGTTATCGTTATATTTCGCAAGCTCAATTAAAGCGTCTGATCGTTCTTCATAATATCCCAAAATTTTATACTGTTGTTTTCCGTCGTCCGTCCAACCAATTGTTACTCTTGCACACCATGGCCGTCGTCTTGTTCCCGAAAGTTTAAATACTGAGCCGTAACCGTTGGGGTTTTTCATGTGTAATTCTCTCCTTTATATAAGAAAGTCAAGATGATTTTTTTATCTTGACTTAGCTCAAATGAAGCTATGCCTGGCTTTAAGCCCTAATTAAATTTTTTAATTCAAGATAATATATAATATATATATTTATATTATAATAAGCGTCAAAAATTTTTGACGTCGAAATTTTTTGATGTTTTTTATATATTAAATTTTGAATTTCATCTTGACTTCTTGACTTTTTGATTCACGAATGAAGTTATACCTGGCTTTGAGCCAAGTCAAGATGAAAAAAATCATCTTGAATTATCTTGACTCATCTTGA